AAAAAGAAGTTATACAGGTCCCTCAACGTGCCGCCGTCTCGCATGGATGGTGAAGGTGGATTTAATCTCGGTCGTTCTTCCGAAATCCTCCGAGATGAATTAAAATTCACTAAATTTGTTGGTCGTTTGAGAAAAAGATTCTCAAACATGTTTAACGACATTCTTAAGACTCAATTAATTCTCAAAAATATTATTACTCCAGAAGATTGGGAAGTCATGAGTGAGCATATTCAGTATGATTTCCTCTATGATAATCATTTTTCTGAACTTAAAGATGCAGAACTGCTCAATGAAAGATTAAGTATGGTTGCGACTGCAGAACCATATGTTGGCAGATATTTTTCACAAGACTATGTTCGTAGAAAAATTCTTCGTCAAACTGATGTTGAAATTATTGAACAAGATGCTCTAATTAAGAAAGAAATTAAAAAAGGGATTATTCCCGACCCTAATGCTCCAGTTGATCCACAAACAGGTCTTCCTGCAACACAAGGAGCTGGCCAGATGGATTTAGGAGCTCCTCTTATGGAACCAGATTTAGAATCTCAAGGTAAAGCAACGGAAGCACCAGAAATGCCAAAAGGCGGAGAAATTTAACATTCAATTTTGACAATGATTGAAAAATTGCCATACAGTGTTGATATAGAATCAATACAAAAAGACCTTGATGAAATTAAAAAAATACCAATTACTTGGCAAGGTAAAGATTATGGATATTCGAATTTTGGTGGTTGGAGTGTTTTAAGTAGAACTGGTAAGTGTCATGATGGATGGGAAGTTGGAATAGAGCAATGTGAAAATAAATGGTATAAGTATCATCTTGCAAAACATTTAAAAATTTCCCATCCATTTGAGCACATTAATCCAACACCTGCTTGTATTGGGGAAATTAAAAAAATTATTGAGACTCTCACTGTTGATGGATTTTATCCAAGAAGAGCTAGAATTACAATGATAAAAGCGCATACTTGCAGTATTGTGCATATTGATAATGCATGGCCTGGAGATAATTTAAATAAAAACTATATGTGCAGGGTGCATGTTCCAATTATTACAAATAAACAATGCACTCATTGGACAGAAACAAAAGAGTATCACATGCCAGCAGATGGATCTGTTTATATTTTTCCGGTAAATAACAGACATCAAATTCGTAATAATTCTGACATAGACAGATATCATTTAATTATGGACGTTTATGACACAAAAGGAATTTCAAAAACCATGAAATTTGAAGACACAATTCAAAAGCTGGAGGTGTCATCTCAAAAATTCAGGCAAAAAATAGACAAAACTAAATTGACAGTTGCTCATCAAATAATTTTTGAACTTGGTAAAATCATATACAAGTTTTCATCAAGATTATAAATATTAGAGATTATATTTGATTGACAACATGGAAGAACTTTTAGATTTGATTATTAATGATGAATCACCTTTGCAAACCAGTGATAAAATCAAAGAAATTCTCTTTGCAAAATCATCTGAAAAGATTGATTCAATGCGTCCTCTTGTATCAAACTCAATGTTTGGCGTAGAAGAGGATGATTCTGAAGAAGAATCTGATGGTGAATGATTAAGTTAATAAATAATTACTAAATGAATTATAAAGAATAATGGCACATAGACCAGTTGGATCGGGAACATCCATTAGTACAACATCGACAGCAGCACTGACGACATCATTTTCAGTACAGAGTGATGTATTGAGAATTGTTGCTCTTGGTGCAAATGCGTTTGTGGCAATTGGAACAGATCCATCAGCAACTCTTGGAGATTACTTGATTCCATCTGGAACTTCAGCAACTCTTGCTTTAACCAAAGCGTCTCAAAGAGTTGTTGGAATTACAACAGGAACAAACACAATTATCACATGTCCCGAAGGAACTCAAATGCCTTTTGGTGTTGGTGATAGAGTGACACTTTCTGGTGCAAACTTTGCTCAATATAATTCTATAATTACTCATGCAAAAGTTTTATCTGTAAATACAAAATCAGACTTTAATGGAAACTTCCAAACTTCCATTACGGTTGAAGCAGATACAAGTGGAATCACCACAACATTTTCTTCTCAAGATGCGACTTTGAGAAACTCACAAAGAGTATCGGCAATCACCAATGGTGGTGCTGGTTCTATTTTTGTTCAACAAATTCAAATTTCAGGTCAAGCATAATGAAACTCATCACCGAAGAAATTGAATCAGTAGAGGTTATTACCGAAGAAAAAAACGGTAAGAAAACTCTTTATATTCAAGGACCTTTTCTTCAAACCGAACAACCTAATCGCAACAATAGAATGTATCGTTTGCCGATTATGGAAAGAGAGGTTAAGCGTTACACGGAACAGTACGTACAAAAAGGTCGTGCTCTTGGTGAGTTGGGACACCCCGATGGTCCCACAGTAAATCTGGACAGAGTTTCTCATAAAATTGTTTCTCTTCACCGTGAAGGAAATGATTTTATTGGAAAAGCACAAATTCTTTCCACACCAATGGGTAAAATTGCAGAGTCTCTTTTAAAAGAAGGAGTTACTCTCGGAGTTTCCTCTCGTGGAATCGGATCACTGAAACCAACTCAAAATGGTTATAGTGAAGTTGGTGAAGACTTTATGCTTGCAACCGCTGCTGATATTGTTGCCGATCCATCTGCACCTGATGCGTTTGTTCAAGGAATTATGGAAGGTAAAGAGTGGGTTTGGGAAGGTGGAATGCTTCGTGAAAAACTGGCAGAAAATACAAAGCGTAGAATCAATACATTAGTTGATCAAAGAAAACTTGATGAGTTCAAGTTAAACCTATTTGATGAGTTTATCTCAAATTTGTAATTCTATAAATAAATATAGATTTTATACAGGAAAATCGGAGAGTTCAAATGTCTCGTGGCAAACAATTACAAGAAATGGAAGTAGGCACAAAGCAATCCAGGACCGCTGTAAATTCAGGCGCATCCGCTGCAGATCCAATGCCAAGTCTTTCTGGAACAACCCCAGGTCAAACTGGTGGTTGGGAAGATCTTGGTGGTCCTACCCCAGAAAATTATAAGTCTGACGACGATTCAGCAAAACTGAAAACTCCAGGCGCGACTCTTAAGCAAGTTAAGGATGTCGTTAATAAAGGTGCATCTGCCGCTGACGCTATGAAGAGCGTTAAGGAAGAGGAAGAACTCGAAGATGAAGAAATCATCACCGAAGAAGAAGATGAAGAGGAAGTAGAAGCAACTGATGAAGTTGAAGAAACTGAAGAGGAAGAGGAAGAAGAGGGTGATGAGGAAGAGGTAGTTGAAGAAGAGTATGACATCGAGGAAGATGTCAATGCTCTCCTCGGCGGAGATGACCTTTCAGAAGAGTTCAAAGAGAAAGCAAAAACTATCTTTGAAGCTGCTCTGAAGTCAAAGGTCAATGAAATTAAAGAATCACTGGAGCATCAATATGCTGTTGCTCTGGCAGAAGAAGTAGAAGAAATCAAGACTGCTCTCGCAGAGCGTGTTGATTCTTATCTTGAGTACGTTGCAGATGAGTGGTTCCAAGAGAATACACTCGTCATTGAGCAAGGTCTCAAGACAGAAATGACCGAATCATTCCTCAACGGAATGAAGGATCTTTTTGAAGCACATTATGTAACAATTCCTGACGATAAATACAATGTTCTTGAGAGTATGGTAGAAAAACTTGATGAGATGGAAGAAAAACTCAACGAGCAAATCGAAAAGAATATCTCACTCAACAAGCGTCTCGCAGAGTCGGTTGCTGATGGTATCTTCGATGAGATTTCTGATGGTTTAGCCACCACACAGAAAGAGAAACTCGCTTCACTTGCCGAAAGTGTTGAGTTTGAAAGTGAAGAAGAATATCGTGAAAAACTGGAGATTCTGAAGGAATCATATTTCCCTTCAAAGAAAGCTTCTCCAAATGCGAGAACTGAAACGCTGTCTGAAGGTTTAGACAATTCCCCTGAGTTCGTCTCAGATTCAATGGCTGCTTATCTGAAGACTCTTTCAGCATTCAGCAAATAATTGAATTTAATATAATTCAAACCAAAAAACAAACACTTAGTAAAAAGGTAAACGCAAATGTTCCAATCCGAGCATCTGCAGGAAAAGTGGGCACCTCTCCTCAATTATGAGGGTCTTGATCAAATCAAAGATTCCCATCGTAGAGCGGTAACCGCCGTCCTGTTAGAAAACCAAGAAAAATTCCTCCGTGAGCAATCCGCTTTTGAAAACGGATCCATGAATATGCTCATGGAATCACCAACCAACTCAGGTAATGCTGCCGGTGCATCTGGCGGTTTCGGCGGCGGCGCTACTGCTGCTGGTCCTGTTGCTGGTTTCGATCCCGTTCTGATTTCACTAATCAGACGTTCAATGCCTAATTTGATCGCCTATGACGTTGCAGGCGTTCAACCAATGAGTGGTCCTACTGGACTCATCTTTGCAATGCGTTCACGTTATCAGAATCAGTCTGGTGCTGAAACCTTCTACAACGAAGTTGATTCTGCATTCTCAGGTCAAGACTTCGGTCGTGACGAAGAAGGTGGATTCACAGCTGGTAACTCTGGTATGGGTACTACTGCTCAAAGCGGCAGCAACCCATCTGTTCTGAACCCCGTTGCATCTGCTTCTTCAATCGGATACAACGTCGGTCAGGGTATGCAGACTGGCGATGCAGAGAATCTGGACAGTGGCAGTGATGCCTTCAACCAGATGGCATTCAGCATTGAAAAAGTAACCGTTACTGCAAAGTCACGCGCACTCAAGGCTGAGTACTCACTGGAACTGGCACAAGACCTCAAGGCAATCCATGGTCTGAATGCTGAAGCGGAATTAGCAAACATTCTCTCAACTGAGATTCTTGCTGAAATCAACCGCGAAGTTATCAG